TGCCATAATCATCGCGGCAATTGCAGATCCACTAAACAACATTCCAATACCAACAATGCTAAAAAATGCCGCGCATGATGCGATAAATAAAGAACTGAAGCCTAATAAACGCTCAAAATTTATAAATTTCATAAATAATATATATTAAAAAATACAAAACTTATTATTAAACTTTATTCAATTGGATTAGGAGGTAATTGATTGTCCAATGTATATTCACTAATGTACTTGTCAGTGAATCGAAGTCCTGCATACAATTCATAATCTTCAACTGTTCTTATATTTCCAAATACGTTTGACATTTTATCAATTGAAGTTTCCATTCCAAATAAAATTCTGTGTTTTTTTGTCGATTTAGAATCACGTTCCCACCAAGATTGATTGATATTGTTACCACTTTTAACATTATCATCCCAATGAGTAGGACGATATGTTCTTTTGTATTGATGCCATGCAATTAATTGGTGTGGATGATACAGATCATATCCATGTGTAAATGCGCGAACAGTAATATTTGTTTCTTCACCGTAAAAATAGTAATCTGGATCGTGGGGAACCAATCTACAAAAATTACCATCGGTAAATGCAAAATGAGCACTGTAAAATCTTGCTGGAATAGGTGATGTTAATTTATCTGCATTCGAAATTGGATCGGGTACAAAAAACAACGGACCATCATCCATAAATTTTTCCAATCGCATTTGCCATATTTCATGTAAAAATTCTTCAGTCAATGCATCGTATTTTGGAAGATATGTAGTTAACAAAGGTCTATCACTACCCATATCTTTGCACTGTTGATACATTTTTAATAATAAACTATCCCATCCTTTTACAAATCTATGATGACTATCCAAATGAAGTGTATATTCTTCATTATTATATTTTTGTTGAATTAAATTACGTGCCCAACAAACACCTTTACTATCAACATAAGGAATATCAATATATTCTATTAAATGTTTTATAGGATCGATAGATTCTAAATCATCATGTTGCCATGCCACGACAATACGTAATTGAGTTGGATCATCGGATTTTTCAACCAAATCCAAAACAGTGGGTATTAATTCAGGATCTCTATAACTAGCTATTTGTACAAATATCATTAATAATAGTATTGTAGATCAACTAATTTTCCGTATATAACCTTTTGATGAGGATACAAAATATTGTCTCCACCCGGACCATTTCCACCATTACCAACACAAATAAATCTGAATAAAGATGCTGTGTTAGCAGATCCTGTATAATTTTGAGGGTGTATATTATTTGGCCAAACAATAGGTGCAGCAAAATATGCGCCACTTGCACTTAAAAATGAGCCTGTGAAATGAATAGATGCCGTTGTTGGGCTGCCTGCTTGATTTACAATCACTTCGAATGTTTGTCCAAGTTGCATTTCTACTGATGCAGTCATGTTATCAGAAAATTGCAAATATTTCATTCTATTATCTGTTGCACTTAATTGTATACCTGTTGGATATGAACCTATATTGGCATTAACATATGTTTCGGATGTATGTGATATATTTTTATTCAAATACAATGCACCCGCTGAAATAATAGTTCCACTGCTACTTACACAAAATGTAGAAGGCCACTCACCGGACCCACTTCCATAAGTTACTTCAATTGCTTTTTGTAAATGATCAACTGTTTGTGGTGCTGCACTACTTCCACTAAACACTGCAATTTTTAGTCGCGTATCATGATTTTCCGTGCCAGAATCTACTCCAATATTTACAGTACCGTCTCTTGATACAGATTGAACTCCGCCTAATGGCCAAAAATACCAACCATTTGATCGTATTCTTAACAATCTAACTTGACCACCATCCAAAGAATCACCTGAATAATCCTTTCCACCATATGTAAAATTATTAGAAGATGTATAAGATAAAAAATCTATTCCACCGCGACCCCATCCGGGGCTACTATAATAATTACCGTCCGCCGTACATGTAATTATTAATCCATCAGATGCTGTTGTTGCACTTTGCAAATATAAATTTGAATTATAAGTAGAATATAATGCGGCAAATGCTTGACCAGATCCTGTTACAATTAATTGTGGTGTATTCTTAAATACAATTAAATTTCTAGTTGATACATTACTAGTGTTTGATGTATTATAATAAAAATCAGCATCTGTTAATACATTTGTATTGGACCATTTAGCAAAATACTGCGCAGTTCCTGTGCCTGTTAATGTTCCTCCGCTACCACTAACATAACTTGCAGTTACTGCATAACTTGCACTTGTTGAATTTGCAGAATAACTTGATGTAATAGCGTAACTTGAACTAATTGCATCGTTTGCCCAACTTGCTGTTCCGGTTAATGTTCCGATTAATGATCCTGTAAAACTACCGGTACTCAACAATGATTGTAGTTGCCCTAATGTAGCACGATATGTTAGCAAACTACTGCTTTTATCAATCGGAAAAAAATCATCGGTTGTTAACGCTGCCGGAAAACTATTTAATTCACTTATTTTAATTGTTGACATAGATTATTTATAGTACTCGTTATTATGCGTAGTAAAATTTTAATTTCCATTTTGTAGGATCTAATGTTGAATTATCTCCGGTGTCTTTATTATTTACAAGATATCCATTATTTAAAAAAGATGCTCCTAAAACACTTGAATTTGACCACGCTGTTATTGCGGTGTGTTCATTGTCACTACTTGAATCATACACTGCCACAGATTCAATCTCATCGTTAACTACATATTGTGAATATCCTGATGTTGTATCATTAACTACACATAATAATACACATCTAAAATATTTTGGAGTACTACTGCCATGTGAATATGTGTATTTTGTTCCTTTATAAGAATTAATCGTAGATGGCGACACATGCGAGTTTATTCCTAAATCTTGCCGTAGAGAATAGCTAGATGTTATTGCGTGACTACCACTTAACGCATAACTGCTAGAAATAGCATTGGATGCACTAATTGCTCTGCTTGAACTCAATGCAACACTCGCAGTTCCAAAAAATCCAAGAGCATTAATTGCACTTGAACTAAATGCGCTAGAGGAGATAGTACCATTGACAGTTAATAAATTATTGTTTGTCGTATCCCATAATAAATTATTAGTGCCAGCAAATGTTCCTGCGGGTGAGCGATATTGAATATTTCCTGTTGATCCACCTGCTGTTGTTGTTGTAGCAGCAGAAATAACAACAACATTAGGATCACTTGAATCATTAGCAATTGTTATGTTTGAGCCTTGTCCTATTTTTTTGAATCTTAAATCTACACCAACTTTATCAACCACCAATCCATATCCGTAAGATCCTGTATTTGATGCAGTATTAGACTCTCCAGAACTCGGCGCGTATGATGCAGTTAATGCATGACTAGAACTCTGCGCCCAACTGCTTGTGCCGGTTAATATACCAATAAAACTACCAGTAAAACTACCTGTATATGCTCCTCCAATGCTAGTGGCATATTGACTAAACGCAACTGCTGTGATTTTTTTAGTTTCTTGATTTGAAATATCTGTAATAAATAATAAATCAGTGCCGTTGGATGCTGATAATTCAGCGGCACTATAACTAGTCAAATCGGTAATCTTTTTACTGGACATATACGTTTAATATATATAAGTATATTCGATTACAAGTTTTTTATTTTTTTAATAATATATTTTACCAATCCACTACGAACAATGTCTTCTTCAGTAAATTTAAATGTAAATATACCATTTTCTCTACTTTCCTCATCATCAAAGACATTTACAATTTTGGTAAAGCCGCTTTTGTTTCCAATATCGGTTTGTTCTGGATCGCCAATAATAAAAACTTTACTAAATTCACCAGTACGTGTAATAAGTGTAATTATTTCCTTTTGAGTCATATTTTGCGCTTCGTCTGCAATAATACACTTGGCATTCCAATTTAAACCACGTAAAAATCCAATCGGAACACTTGAAACACGACCATCTTTTTCCAACAAGTCAACTTCTGATTTTGGTAATAATTCGTTTAATTTTTCCAAAAGAGGTTGCAAATATGGTGCCATCTTTTCATTGGCTTCTCCGGGTAAAAATCCAATTTTACTATCTGAACTTTCTACAGCACTTCGTAAATACAATAAATCACTTACTTTTTTTAAATTCATCAACTGCAATGCCGCCATTATACTTACATAAGTTTTTGAAGTTCCAGCCGGTCCACTAACAAAAATCATTTTTGTATTTTTATTCATCGCAAGCTCCAAAAAAGCTTTTTGCTTTTCGGTTAACTCACGTTGTGTTATATTCAATTCGTTTTTGATTTTTGGTTTTTGTGGCACAATTGGACTTGTATCTTTTTTAGATTTATTTTTTTTCATGCGAGTTTAAGTTATATAAAACCGTTTTTAATTTTTCTTCAATTTTTTTTACTCTTGCACATAATTCGTATTTTTCAGTCGAAATATAGTAATTATATACATTTTCTAAATTCTGTTCAAAAGTTTCATGTGACAATGTGATGACAAAATCAGATTTTTTGAATTTAAAGACTTCCACTATTTCTAATTTTTTCTCAATGGCGTATTCTATAGAAGACACTACCTGTTCCGTCATTATTGTTTTATTTTTTTCTATGAATGCATCCATCTCCGAAAAATCCGAAGGTAACAAATAAGGTTTATAAGTAACAGTTAATGGTTTTTTTGCCATACATCAATAAGTATCTGCTAACCATTTACAAAAACAAAAAAACGTCATCAAATGTTATTTTGATGACGTTCATATTTATGTATTTATGTATACTTACTTCTTCTTTTTATAAGAATATTTCTTTTTGGAACTAACTTCTGGCTGTTTAGTTGTATTTGTTGTATCGACAACCTTTTGTAGCTGACGCACTCTGCGTTGCGCGGTGTGTTTCCAACTTAGTTTTGTGCGGGGACTTGCATATTCAAATGCATGTCCTGATGCCAACAAATTAATTACTTCTGCTTCAGTTTCAGCGTTAGCAATTTTTTCTCTCAATCCAATTGGTGTACTCATAATTTTAATAGATGCGATGTTTCTTATCGTTGTATTCTTCTACTGTTACTTTTGTTCCATCCGGCCATGTGGCGAGGATCTTTTTCCAATGATCAACTTCTTCAGTTGCATCACTAATATTATCATATTCGCGTTCACTAACACGAATACCACTGCGAGTTACAACAAACTTCTTGTGTGAAGCTGTTCCATTGTCTTGCTTACTTGTTTTAGTAGCCATAATATACTATCCTTTTTAATTCATACTATTTGTTTGGTTTTATTAAAATGATATGCGATAACCAGTCAACATACCAAAATTATTCATCAATATTTTTTACTCTGTATTTGTCTTTTTTCGTGGGATGCAATGCCACAGAATCATAATAAAAATATTGTGTCTGTTCAAAAGTTGCATTGTAGACTTTTATTCCTCCAACAGGAAAATGCGGTTTACCTGCATCAATATACTCCATGAAATATATTTTATAAAACAGTGGATATTTAGCAACAACCACGCGACTTCCAATGTCAGTGTCTTTTGTAATTCGTCTTTCAACAGGAATATTGTAATATGTTTCAAATTCAATGCTTGAGTGCCGAAATGCTCTTGAGACAACTTTTAAATCTGATATACATTCTTCCGATTCAGTCGCTTCTATCTTTTTTACTTTTGCATCCGATTTAACAGAAGGCTTGACAACTTCTTTCGGCTTTACTGACTTTTCTACTTTTTTAGGTTCTACTTTTTTAGAAGTAGAAGGGGCGACTTCTTTTACATCATTGCCTTTTAATTTTTTAGTAATGATGTCTTTAAAGTCGCCCTTTTTCTTTGGTCGAGCCATAAGTGTTACTTCAACACCAACAATTTTGTGCCCTTGATCAACTTACGATTGGTGCTAGTGCTTTGAACGAAAATATCAAATGCACTATGAGAAGCAGGATTAACTTTTACTTCCTGATTAGGCAAAGCCAACATTGCTCGGGCATTTACGCCGCTGTATACTTTACCATTCATTTTATCTTGAATGCAAACTTGCTTATAGCTTTGAATCTTTTCAGGTTTAGTTAGCTGATAATATGAAGAACCGTTTACATACGTTGATTTGGTCCAACTTTCAACAAACGGCTTAATTACACTGTCCGATTGAATTGGAAGCAACAAATAATCGGTAGCAGGCAACTGTGTAAGATTAGTCGCAACTGTTGCGGTTGTCAACTTTGTTACATCCAAATCAAATAGATTTTTGGTGCTACGAATTCCTTTAGCGCGAGCCGCCATGAAATTATCAGTTGCTGCTTTGATAGTTTCACCTGCTTTTTCAACACCACCAACAGTCGCATTCCATACTTGAATGTTATTGGTTGGAAATCCAAATTTCTTGGCTTCGTGAACGCCTGTTTGATCTGGAACCAATACGGCAACAGTCCAATTATCAGGTAATGCTTTGAGCTTTGCAGCCAAATGTGCAGAAGTGTTTCGACTATTGTTTTCTGCACCATCTGTCAAAACATAAGACAAAAATGCATGGTCGCCATACTTTTGCGGAGTCAATGCAAGATCATCCAACGCAGTCACAGTACCATCAATTAATGATGTATTTCCACCGGTGCGATAATAATCTTTTAATGATGGAAGACGTAGTACGTCCTTATCGTAAATTAAACAACTAACACTGCTATTAAAAAGATAAACAGTGACGCGAGTTTCTTGATCCAATTCTTTACTACGCAAAGCAAGATGCTTAATTTGAGCATCGAAAACTTTTACAACTTCGCTTGAAAGGTGTCCCATTGAGCCTGAAGAGTCTACGACGAACACAATGTGATTGATATAATTTTGTAAGTTTTTATTCATAATTTTTTATTTATTAATTTGTTAAGTATATGCATACTTTTTACCGCATGCACACTAATATATAGTAACTTGAAAAAGATTTCAACTTATTTTATCGGACTTTTTCATTGAAACACTTTTCACATAGTTGTCCGGCACCTTCAATGTAATTGAATCTATAATCAATGTGTTTATTTTTTGGTTCGTTTGTAACAGTATTACATACTATACAAATTTCCATTTCAGGTAATACTTTAAAGTCACCATTTTCCAATAAATTTATAGTGTTATTCATTTGACTGTTTGCTTTGTATCAAAAATTTTACCATCCGATGTATAATAAGCACGATACGTAGTCGTAGTTATAATTGTAGCTTGTGTAACGTTTGTAGAATATTTATTATATTCAATGTAATCGTTTGTAATTTTAGTTACTGTTGCATCTTTTGGAATTTGATTCAATGCTGGCTCAAAACTGTATCTAAGTACAGTGCATCCAGTCTGAAACACTAGAATTGTTGTCGCAAGAGTTAAGAACAATGATTTCTTCATATTTTTTATTTCCAATATATCTGTAGTATAACTATTAAAGCACTAAGAAAGATAAGTGTCAAGGTTTTTAAATTTAATTTTTCATCAAAATATAAATGCGTTAAAATTGAGAACATGATAATACCAATACTGAAAGTAAATATTCTATTGGGCCACATCTTGCCGTCAAAATATTCTGTCAATAATTTTGTGGCATAAATTGATAACAATGTAGTTGGTACACTTATCCATACTAACAATAATTCATATTTTTTGTAAAAATTATTAACAAATTGTCCATACAATTGATGCCACCCAATTATATATACAATTATTAATATTGTTATTCCAAGTACCAATTGCATTATAATACTTTATACAGCTACTTGTCCTTTAATTGCCGGATGTGGATCATAATCCTTATATTTTTCTGCAACTAATTTACATAATAAAACAAACTCATTACTGCTTAATGTAAGTTTCATAAAATTAATTCTTTTATCTACCCACTGAACATTATCAATACTATATCCTTTTTTAGAATCTATTCGATCTAACGATGCATTAGCATTAGTATCCAATGCATTCTTTGGAAATATTAATTCTAAATTTGTCATAGCACATTTTTTATTCTGTTTCAAATATAAATCCCAAATCTGTTCTATAGATAGATCAAATTTTATTTTTCTTGTTTTGGCGGACCACTTGTATTGTTTAAATAATGTGGAACTGATGTTTCCATATCCTTTCCATGTAGGATGAAGATTTCCAGATTGTTTATTTATACATCCACAACTTTTAGTTATTTTTCTGGATAAACAATCTCCTCTTATTATTTTCTCGTTTCCACAATCACATTTACATTTCCAGTGATGAACAGACGAATTACGTTTTGTTTTAGTAATATGAGAATGTTCAATTACAACTAATTTCCCATATCTTTTATTTGTTAAATCTCTAAGTTTATTCATAACACAATAATAAATATATTAAAAAAATTATTATTGTGTTATTACTATTAATTTATTTTATTAAATTGCAACTTCATATTTTATACCGGGACTATATTGATAATTTATTAATTCTGTATCTTCATATGACCACTCAAAAATTGATGTAAACTTCTCTGTTTTAATTGCCGGTAGTATATATGTTTCTTGAGTGAGTTGTTTTTTAATACCATCTAAATGATTAGAATAGATATGTGTATCCATTAAGAATCCTATTAATTTTCCTTCTTTTAATGATGCTTCTTTAGCAAGCAAATGTAATAGTATCCCATACGAAGCAATGTTTTGCGGAAGACCGCAACATACATCAACAGATCGTTGATTCCATGCTAAATTTAAATATCCATCAATCACTGTCACTTGCCAGCTATAATGACATGGAGGTAAAGCCATATAATGTATTGCAAGTGGGTTCCAAGCGTTACAAATCATACGTCGGTCATCTGGATTAGTCTTTAATGTGTTAACAATATTTTTTAATTGATCTACGCCATTAAAAACACTGTGATCTGCATGAGGATCGTGAAAATCTCTCCATTGAGTTCCATATATAAGACCTAAATCATCTTCTGCTGCCATTTTTTTCTTTGTTTCTTCGTCATTTGAGTATGGAACTACCTTTGGATTTGCCCAGCCATTCCAATAATTACATCCTCTTTCTTGAAGCCATTTTTTACTACGCAATCCTTTTATAAAAAATTCAAGCTCCACCTTTGTTGATTTAAAAGGTAATTTACGGCTTGTTAATAATGGAAACCCATCACACATGTCATGTTGGAACATGGCTCCCGCCATTGCCACGCAATCAATACCAGTTCGGTTCTTTTTGAGTCGTCCGTTGGTTAGAATGTCGTTTACAACTCTAAAATATTCAGTATCTACTTTGTTCATAATGTTCTTTTTTTCTAATTTCTGAGATACAATCAACTATCCATTTATATTGGGGCAATTCTATTACTTTAGGATTTTTAATATCACCGTAGTAATAATAATGTGTTAATGGCAACACACTATTTTTAAGATTGATTTTGATTGAATGATTTTGATTGATTTTGTTTTCAATTGCTTCTTTTATTTTGCGAATAAATTCATCATCATTTCTTTCTGATGTAACATACGACTGTCCAAATTTTTTTGCATTAAAGCCGTATAAGCTTTTTAAATCATCATGTCTACAATGCAACCAATACCAATACCCTTCAACACTATTGAACTTACCGTCTTCACATATAAACGGAGCATATGCAAAATTACTAAGTTGTCTACCTAACTCCAGACTGCTTTTGCTGTATATGTTTATATGATCGACACCTTCATTACTCGGTAAAAATTTATTCATACAGTTTTCTTGCGAGTCTTAATAAACTCCATAAAATCGACAGGTTTCTTAAGATCGGGATTACTGTAATCCATCTCTGTCACTTCGTCAACTTCTTTTGTGATACCGGAATCAATTTGTGTCTCAGCCATTGCAGCTTTGATCGCCATTTTATCAAACTTTCTTTTTTCAGCAAACAATGGTTTGTGTTCTGGCAAAGGTGCGCCTAATACACCTTCCATTGGTTGGCAATAACTTACCCATTTTGCAGGTGGAGGATTAATTATACCTACAAGTCCACCGACAATTGCACAATTAGTGTCCACATCACCAAAACATTTGCATGTTTCAATCAATGTATTTTCATAATAATCTTCCAACTTGTAAGTAAATAATCCTTTTACTACAAGATAAATACAAAGTGGAGCTGTATCTTGACATGTAACGTGAGTTCCATTTCCAAGAATTTCAATAACCTTCATTAATGGTAAATCAAGTGGCAATTCACTTGCTTTGACAATGCCATCATATACTTTGCCGCTCGGAACATAACTCAAAATATAATCATATATTTTTTGTGGAGTTAATTTAGATTTTAAAAAATTATATACTTCGGCGTCATCAAACGAGGATAAATAATATGCTAATACAGATACTGCAATACTACCAGCAATACCTTCGCTATGACAGTGTGTAACTTCGGCTTGTAATGTAGCTTCTTCGATCAAGTGACCAATTGGATCATCCCAATTCGCTGAATTTTCATATACAAATGCACCCAATGGTGCAACTCGCATCGCACTACCATTTCCGCAACTACCAATCTTTAATTCAGGTTTATTTGCCAGTTCTTTTTGTAATTCTGTATTTGTTTCTGCCATTGCAGCAGCAATACTTTTTCCACCGGCAACTCCAACAATTAACTTATCAACAAAACTCGGTCCTTCAACTCTTGGTTTTGTTTGATTTGCTACACGCCAATCTTTGCCAAAATAAATATCACGCAATACACTACGCGTCATTAATCCATAACCAAAATGTTCACCATCTGGATCACGTTCAAAATAACGCTTAGACAATTCAAACGCATATTTGTCTTGTAAAATTTGTCCATTGTCATTCAAATGATTTACTAGAACAATTGCTTCTTCTGTATCATCAGACAATGCAAAATGTTGGCCGTGTGGATTTATACCATTGCCGAATTTTGCAAGTCCTTCATCAAGAGCTTTTAAAATATCGTGGGCAAAATATAATTGTCCTACATTGCCAATACAATCACCAACCCACAAACCGTTGAGTGATCGAAGTGTTAGATTTAAATTTGTTTTCATAAATTGATGCGAATGTTATCACATCAATTTATGAATGTCAACAATTAACTATAAGTATTAAATATTTTTTGAATACTTCAAAACTTTGTGTCCACTTTCAAACACTCTTATAACTTCTTGCTTATCAAACAGATGCTCAAATGGAGGCATATAAGTATCACCCTCAAATTCTCCATTTACATGTGTAACATAGAATTCTGTAATGTGTGGAAGAAATAATTCATATGTTTTGGCACCACCAATTACAACCATTTGTCCATTATGATGAGCATCTAGATTTATAATATTTTGTGCGTCCCGATACGTGTATGCCATATTTACTGTGGGTGCATAAACATCTTCATAATTATCGGAATAGGATGTTAACACTACTAGATTTCTATTTTTTAGAGTAGGAAGCGTTGTAAATGTTTTGTGACCCACTATCAATATTTTGCCAGTGGTAAATTCTTTAAACCACTTAAAGTCTTCTTTAATATTTGGCCACGGAAGTGTATAATCTTTTCCAATAACTCTATTGACTGCCATTGCAGCAATTGCTTTCATATATCTTTAATTAAATTTTTGAAACTAGTAGTTGTTAATTTTGATGCTGTTGTAAATGTTGTATTGCTACATTTGATGCCTTCAACAAATCCTACACAATGACGAACCCAATTTGTTATTTTTCGGGCACCCAATTCAGACTGAAACATTCTAAACTCTACAACTTTTTTGTCAAGCTTAGATAAATTCAATCCTTTGTACTTGTTGCATCCCAAAATACGTTTGATTTCACTTACAGTATGTGCATTTATACAACTATTTAATTTTGAAATATCGTATTTATTGCAATATGTGTTGTCTTGACGACTTGCATTGCACATTTTATAAAAATGATGCTGTGATTTAAGAAATCCTATAATGAGTCGTTTTAACTCTGCATTATTAAAATCACTAACATCTACTGTAATGTGAATACCACAATCACTATTTGGCATGTGACTGTCGTTTAGTGCATCTTTAATTTTGTCTGCCGCTAATTTTAAATCAAATACTCCTTGTGCTCCTGATAATATTGGACTTGCAATTTCGTAACCACAACTGCTATCATTTTTTATATCCCATTTATCACCTGTTGACTGCATATAACTGTTTGTGGTTCTTACTTTCAAATTTCTTGCTTTCAACAAACGACTCAATTCGTTCTTTGATAAATTTGTATTCGTTTCTATTTCAACGCCAAATTTTCTACCAGTTGCACTTGGTCTATTTTCAATTTGTGTTCTGTTTTGCTGAATAACAACATATCCTCTACGTTGTTTTTTATTTAATAATTCTGTGTACTTTGAATTTATATTTGAGTTGATGATTTTAATTCCGGCACAAAGAGTGTATTTATTTTTTAATTCATCATATCTATTTGTACTTCCCCATCTGCAATAGAGTTTGTTATTTTTTGTTTCCAGTTCATAAAATTTGTTGTTTTCAACACCGTTTGTATTGCCACGATTTTCAAGATAAATTTTCATATAATATCGTACATTATAGTTTAAATAAAATTGCCGTCAACATCTTTTAAACATTGACGGCAATTAAAATTATTGTTACTGCTTAACTTTTTTTCTTTTTGATTCGGTGCAATTCATCATCATAGTTTCCGTGATAACCAATCCATATCCATTTCATGCCAAATATATAAGGTGGATTACTAGGTTGTTTGATTCCAATCGCTCTATAACTACCTCCTACATTTACAGCATATGTTTCATGACCTTGTTTTAAACGATGAAAACGTAATCTAATATTATACGGATCAACTCTAAATAATTCATAAGATTCTTTAGCGATTCGTTGAACTTTAGGCGGCAATGCATTATACATTAACCAAAATTGTTCTGTTGGACGATTGTCTACTACAATTTTACCTTCTTCATCATTCAATATCGTTTCAATAGATTTTGTTGAAGCTGAATCAGATCCATACAATGTAATAATAGGAGTCCAATCTACACGATCCTCCCAGTTATCGTATAATGATTCAAATAACAGTTGCTTGTGTCTTTCAAACGTATCAGCTAATATGTCCATTACTATAAATATAAATAAAAAACCCACAAGCGTAATAAAACACTTGTGGGTTCTAAAATTGGCGGATAGAACAGGATTCGAACCTGTGGTGCTTATTAGACACGGATGTTTAGTAGACATCTGCTTTAAACCACTCAGCCATCTATCCATTAGCTGTAAATCAATAGTTTGTTTTGACCTTGCTTTATTATTCGTAAAGCTACCATAGCACTGTTTCAGTCGTACCACTTTTCTTGACTTTCGTTGCATTCAAGCAATTACTTTTTATTGTCAAGTCAACCGGCGTGAACCTCAGTCCGGCATTCCCGTATCGGTATATCAATTTACAACTATAAATTGGAGGAAAGAGAGGGATTCGAACCCCCGGAGGTTTTTCGCCTCTTCCGTTTTCAAGACGGACACCTTAAACCACTCAGTCACCTTTCCAATATTTTAAAAGAACAATTATACGTCTTCGTCTGGTACAATTTTATTTGCTTTCAAACTCAAATCGCCACCCGCTTCTTCTACCACAGCTTTGATTTCACTTTCAAGCTCTTTGATTTTTTCTTTGTAACCAGCGGCTACATCCTTAAAATCTCTTTTGGTGAAGATTAATTTTTCCGTCAATTCGTAAACCTTTTTTTCTGCTTCTGCTTTTGTCATATGACAATACATAGTTCAATGTTTTTAGAAAATATTATTTTTCTATGTATATTGGTTTCCAATTATCCGCTATTTTTTTATTTTTATCAGGTGGTTTTGAATTATTCTTTGCTCTGTGTTGACGTATTTCTCCATTTTTATCTATTTCAATAGTACTACGTCCTTGGTCTGTTTTAACAGATACAATAAAACAATCTCCTTTCTTAGCCATAGGAGCATATGCGGCAACACAATGAGATAACTGACATCCTTCATCTGCCAATTTTTGTGGAGTATCTAAATAAGTCATATTAGCATCCAATTTCCACGGAAACGGAGGAAATACGACCGCCATCTGTCTTAATTTTTCAATATATGAAGAAGTATTTCTTTCGGACGCTTTTTGAAAGGCTCTTTGAACATTTGTTTTTACACCAGCAACTAAATCATCATCTTGTATTTCATCTATAATAGATGAATACGTAAATTTTATTTCTCTACCATCAGGTAAATGTTGTATTCGTTCTTTTTCAAAGATTCCTTTATTTTGTTTATCCTGATATGCGATCCATTCTGCAATCAATTTACTTCTAGGAACATATTCTCCTAAATTTACATAACGTGTAATCCATAATAACGGATGTTGTTCCCACAATTTCCATTCTTCTCCACCAAATTTTTTATTTACTGCAATTGAACTAAGCCATTCGGTCGCTTCTTTTTTTGTCAATATATCACCTGAAAGATAAACTGGGCTTCTTCCTCGTACAAATATTTCTTCTTTTGTAGGCCAAGGTAAAGATAACCAAATTTTCGGTATGCTAGATGGATGGGCTGGTTGATTAAATAATTTTTTACAAATACCGATCTTAAATTGTTCGATATTTGGTCCATGTGGACTGAACCCCCATTTTCTTTTTGCTTCGTATTTTATCTGATCATTAATCACTATTTCTAAATCAGATTTTGATATGTTTGGCGACAACTCTTCTGCAAATTTTAAGCCAGCTGCATAGATATCAGCAATTGAGTTACTTTCTAGTATTATAGATGAATTTACTTTTTTTTGAATTGTATTATATTCTACAACACTTATTTTATCTTTTAAATAACAACTAAAAAATTGTTTGTTTTCAAAAATAACTAATTTAATTATATCTTTTAGAGATGGTATAGCCATATATATAAATATAATTTTTTTATCAAAAAAGTATTTTTTTAAAAAAAAGAGGCAGTGGTTGATTTTTTAAATCAAATTACTGCCTCTTTGAATGCTCTTAGCGTTACTCAAGTACAACCAACGTGAAGGTGGCATTCATTCTGCACTTTGGACGTGGCGAGAGTCGAACTCGCGTCTTTAACATTTAAACCATACCAGACTACATGTTTATTCATTTTGATTTTATTCGTGGCAATTCTAATAAATGAAAAACAAAATTGCCCTTGAGATTGCAAAATGGTCAACAACAATACACAATCCGATATTATCATTTACTCTGATAAAAGACATTTGTTACACTATCAGATATCCTGCAACAAATGGGCTACCAATAAATTAGGCAGCAACAGCGACTTCATCATAAGAGAAGTCATATGCAATTACATTTTCTTCTGCATTTAGTGTTTTAATGGATTTTTTAGGAAGCCAACCATTATCTTCCACATGCCTAGCATGACCAGAATATTAAATCGAAACCAGTACACGCCCGTAAATTTTGCATTTTAGCATTTTAAGTTAATATTTATAAATATAACCTAAATAAGGATAAATTATGATATTAACAATTGTATTAGTAGTTGCAACAGCCGTTGGAGTTTTTCTTTTTGTAAAGAATAATCCAAAGAAAACTTCTCAAATTGATCAAGCTGCAAAAGATGTAGCAGCTAAAATTCAAGATGCTGTAACTAAAAAGTAAATTTCAATGAACATCATCGAAAAGCCGCATTAAGTTGCGGCTTTTTTATTTTATAACATCATCCAACAGTTGTCCACAACTTTCTCGTAAAACAAGTGCGGCAAACTTATCAAACGCAGTAGGAGTATTGTTAATAATTACCAACTTGCATTGTGGATTACGATCCAACAACAAGTTGCATGCTGGCATAACCTGTAAACTACTGCCAATTGCAATCAATAAATCACATTCAGCAATTGCTTTTTGTGCCGTCTCAAAAACAACATCATCCAACCATTCATCGAATAATACAGTGTTTGGTCGAACAATTCCAAATGTGCAAATTGGACACTTAGGAATTCCTTTGTCATTGAAAATACCAAGATATTTAGCGACATCAACCGTATGTTTGCAACCATTGGTACATCTAAAAGTTTTACAAGTGCCATGCAATTCTAAAACCTTCTTGGAACCAGCTTTTACATGTAATCCATCAATATTTTGGGTAACAACCGCTTTTAATTTTCCTTGATCTTCTAATTTTGCAAGAGCAAAATGTGCTCTATTTGGTTCTTTATCAACCAATTTTAACAATCGTTCCTTGTAAAATAACGATAACAATGCTGGATCTTTTCTAAGAGTACGACGAGAAAGAATATCTTCAGGTTCCATTCCTTCAAATGGTCCGCTTGTATACAGCCCACCAACACTACGAAAATCAGGAATTCCACTTTCGGTGCTTATTCCCGCTCCCGTAAATGCAACAATATTTGCTGCATTATCAATATAACTTTTTAATGTATTCATAAAATTGGCAGGGGATGAAGGAATCGAACCTTCACTAAGAGATCCAAAGTCTCCTGCACTACCATTATGCAAATCCCCAGTTAAAATTAACCTAACACAAACCGTGCTATTATACGCTAAAAAGCAATGCGGCACATGCGCCCAAACCCTTATGAAATACTTCTTTCGGGTGTTTGTGTTGAAATTGACACTCGCCGTAGCCGATGTTCTGTTCTATTCCTACATTTATCTCAATATTTCTATTGGCAATCCGTTAAAGATTGCTGCTCCAACCTTGTCCTGATAACGTGCAGCACTACACTCGGACACTTTAGGATTACTGCTAATTTGTGGTGTTTTCGAATTATTAAAGGCATTCGCCGCCGTCATCGGTCTGTGAGTTACATTGCATGGTTTTTTGCTTTGTAAAAACGGTTTAACCAAATAAATTGTCCGGTTAAGGATATAAAATATTATTATCTCTCAGCCTTATAAAAATTCTCCCAATCATCTGCTGTGCAGCATCGAACTTCCTCTAAGATATAATCTCAGCGTAGGATCGCTTGTGTCAAAATTGGCTGCTCTTGATGGAATTGAACCACCATTCTCTCGTTCAAAGCGAGTAGTAATAGCCATTATACTAAAGAGCAATATTAAAATTTGGTGCCAGCGATTGGATTTGAACCAATGATTCCATTGTTTGGATTGCTGTTAATACCTTTATGATCTAGATATATTTCACTGGCATTATAAATTGGTGCGGCAGGAGAGAATTGAACTCTCATTTCAAGTTTGGAAGACTCACGTAATAGCCATTATACCACTACCGCATAAAATTTGGCGGATGATGTCCGTACTGCCCGGACCTTTGTGTTTTAGACAAATTTAGTTTTCAAGACTAACGAGGCCAGCTTATATCCCCCTATCATCCATGTAAAATTGCTGGGTATGTGTGACTGCACCCGAAAGGTCAATTACACTCAAAGATCATACGACCAAATATGATTTTATAGTCACTTTTGAAAATGGCGGAAGCTGCGAGGATCGAACTCGCACCGGCTTTTACACCGGCACTGTTTAGCAAACAGTTCTGACAAACCAATATTCAGCTAACTTCCATTTACGTTGATATAATTTTATCAAATTATACCTCTGACTTGCGTTCCACTTTGCGAAGGAATCGAACCTTCATCGCTAGTTGCAGCTACGTATTAAAAACACAGAGTAACGGATGATTTCACTACCATCTCAGCCTGTTATGCTTAACACATAACGCATGCATTGTGGCTTACCCTTTAGGGAATCCTTGCTTTGGTTATCCGGTAGATTACTCTAAAATTGGTGGACACAGACGGGACTTGAACCCGTAATATTCTCATTGCAAGTGAGATGCATTACATTGATGCTACTGGCCCATTTAAAAATTGGTAGGTGTGGTAGGATTCGAACCTACATAGGATACAATATCTTAAGTATTGTGGTTGTTCCAGTTTCCCTCATCCACACACCCATTATTAAACAAGATACATTTGTTTCTTTTTTCATAAGAGATTTTGTTGCTGTATGTATCTATAAATTGGTAGTCATGACCCGATTCGAACGTGCAAAGGATATGATATTTTGAGTATCACGGTTGTTCCAATTTCCCTTATCCACATGACCATTATGTAAATTTATGTTTTTAGTACTTTGAGTACGAGTTTTGCTTTTTTTAATTTTTCTTGAGTTGCCGCAAACTCTTCGGCACTCACATTACTTTTGAAGTTTGCACTATTCAATTTTCTTTCTAGAAACTTGATATAAAGTTCTTCGTGTGCAATACGTTCTTTATTTGTTTTCATTGTAAATGTTTCTGCTATTACTCATCCTTTTTCGATTCTTGTAATAAGCACATACATGTATTCGTGCCATCTATCATGATATTCCGTTAAAGGCGACGTAATCATGACATAACAGAAATTTGGTGGACCTGAGCGGGATCGAACCGCTAACCTCTGAGTGCAAATCAGATGTGTTACCATTAGCACCACAAGCCCATGTAAAATTTGGTAGGCATGATAGGACTTCCACCTATACGGATTTCTCCACTACTTTCTAAGAGTAGCGCGGCTTGTAATTACGCCACATGCCCATTGTAAATTGGTGAGCGGGATACCTCGTAGTTATGAGATTTTTTAGGCATTTTACAAGCCGCGAGGACTGGCCACTTAATCTTTCATACGCCGCTCATTTGGTGGACAATATCGCCGCCCTCGCGTCGGATTCTTACCGAAGAACAATTTTACTTGTTCGTACAAAATAAACAAGATACAACTTATTTACAGTTTTGCTTCTGACCTGCGTTTTTTTCATGGTCCGCAGACAAGACATTTCATTACATATGATGTTTATATTTGTTGCTGTGTGTATCTTAAAATTGGTCGGCAAGACAGGATTCGAACCTGCGACCTTCTGCTCCCAAAGCAGACGCACTAGCCAAGCTGTGCTACTTGCCGATAAAATTGGTAGGCGGTGAAGGATTTGAACCTCCGACAAACTGAGTGTAAGTCAGCTACTCTACCCCTGAGCTAACCGCCCATTTTTAATAAATTTAAGGATTTGTGTACCTATCGTTGGTAGCCCAATTTTCATTGGACCGGCGTCTCCGATTTCCCACGGCTCGCCTCTACGGTTTTGATTATACGCTCAAAATTTCTAAATGCGTTACTTACTATCTTCAATGTGCTAACTATCTTAGCACCGTTTTCATCGTTGTCAACAGCTTTGTTGAGTTTTTTGTTTCTTACGTTTCGCTCAACCTCGCCGTCTCAACTGTGGATACATCTTACACCATCCGATCCAAACGTCAACAACTTTCGCAAACAAAAAACCCGTTGGTTTTTAGGCCAACGGGTTTAAACTTACGCAAATGTCCGTTGGTTAGCCTAGTACCAAACTAGGTTGTGACGCAGCACTAGCAAGTGCTGGTCCTACGACGGATAATTGTACGAATGTATTCATTGTAAGAATAAATATTTCCAAATTTTGGAAACGTTCATTTTTTTTCAATTACTTTGCAGAGGTCTTTGCAACAACCTTCTTGGTGACACTTGTAGTCTTACTCTTTGCAGGTGTCTTGGCTACCGTCTTGGTTGACTTCTTGGTAGCAGTCTTGGTTGTCTTAGTTGCCTTTGCAGTCTTTGTTGTTTTTTGTGTTGCCATAATTTATTTTTTCTTTCTATTTTTTGTACGATTCATTACGAATCAGATTAATCAATATATAATTGAAACTATTTTGTTACATTTATTTTATTTGCAACATTTACTTAGTTTCAAAATTTCATCCAAATTTTCTTTTACTCTTATTGGTTGAGTCGAATGATTTTTTGTAAAAATCAAACTATGAATTTTAGAAGGTTCAATGCTAACCACCATATCCAAATTAATCAATGTTGATATATAAGTTCTATTGTTAGTTTCTTCGTGCCCGTGATTTAATACATTTAGTTTAATAAAGTGTGCCATAATATGTCCTCATATAAAAGAAAAATCGGCATCAATTTTTTACTGATGCCGATTGCTGTTAAGTTAGTTGTTTAGAATCGAACACCAAGACCAAGTGTGTAGCGAACAGCATTGTCGGCTGCGTTATTCAACCCAACATCATAATTAGCTTGCGTCAAAATATATACATTATCTCTGACGAAAAAACGATTACCAAGCAATGGTCCAGCATACCATGTTGGCAAGCCATCACCATATCCAAATGATGCACCAGCACCAGCAAATGCCTGATTCTTAAATCCGGCAATCTTATAATCCAAATTATAAGCGGCAAACAATTCGCTTGAGCCGCGAACATCTGGAGTTGCTACGCTGATTCCTTGAATATAACCAACACTAATGTTGGTAGTTACAAAATGTTCTAAACGAACTCCAGTGCCAAATACGGAACTGGTATTTCCTTGAGTTTGAGTTGATCCAGTGCCGCTAATGGAAAAATCCAAAGCACTGACGTTAAACGCGACTGCCAATACAGTCAATAACGACAATAATAACTTCTTCATAATAATATATATACTTTCTGTTTTTTGTGTTTTTGCTAAATATACTTGAATTACCAAATCCAAGTGTTTCTTAGCGTGGATATATAGTATCGTAAGAATTCAAACTCGTCAACTTTTTTCTTAATCAATCTTTCACTTCCAAAGTATCTGTAGGATAACGAGTTACAATATCATCTAATTTTTCAGCGAGTGTTGGTTTATCGCTTTCCTGTAATTTAGTACGCAAATAATCTCGTAAACTTAATAGATGTTTGCACATGCCGGGACGCAAATATGGATTTGTTATTCTTGGATAGTTACCATTACATTTGTTTAAACTGTTTCCACCCATTTCTCCTGCTTCTTTGTCGTTATTTGCGTAAGCATACTTGTATCTATAATCTTCACAATCACAATCTACCTTGCATGGAATATCGATAGAGCTTTTGTTTTCGTCTTTTGATTTTTTAAATGTGATTCTGCCTTTGTGCCCGATTCCATTTGGATTTTCAGGACGTGGTGTGATATGACTAAGATCGCTCTTGTAACTAAAGTTCCAATATTCGTTTGTCGAGTCGGCTCGCATTGGTAATGATTGTGTTCTCATTTTCAATGCACGTTTTTTTCTTTTTGGCTCAGAAAAATTCATGAGTTCTTTAAATGATAAAATCTCATTTAATACTCGTTTAGCGATGTTCGACAGCAAAATCATACATATAAATAGTTAAAAAAACTATAATATGTCTATTTATTAGAGTTATGATTACACCAACAAGTTTTAAAATAAAAGTCAACGGCACTCCAAAAACCATTGACACTGTTATCGACACCGATCCTACCAAAGATAATATTGAAAATTCTACTAAAGATTTATTTGAACCAAGAATCAATAATAGATTTTTAATTAGTTTAATTGATCAGAATAACATTGAACTTATACCTAGTTATTTGATTAAAAAAATCCAACGCCCGCAAAGTTATACTGATGAATTTGAGAGTGATACGCAATATACTCAATTGGTACTTGGAATTTATGAATGTACCACTTTGAGCGTTGCCAAAATATTAGAAAATCATATGGGAAAACCTGCAAATATATTATTGCAGGTTTTGGGACCAATCGGTGATGTTATTGAAACTTGGAAATTTGAAAATATTTTTTTGACATCAATACAATATTCTAATTTAGATTGGTCAGACGATAATATTTCTTATATTCAAGCATCGTTTGATTGTAACAAAAAAAAGACATCAATCAGTGTTGTTTAAATAGGAATTTTCTTCAATTTGCTAATAGGCAGATTATAGCAATCAGCTTTAAATTTCCATTTATACGAAGAACTTTCGTCAATGGTTCCCTTTTTGTTTAATTGAGCATGCTTATAAAAATAATCTTTACTACAGCCGCCTAGTATCCATGCTCTACTAAAATCTTCCATTATACGAACAAAAAAATATACGTCGCATTTTTGACGTATATTGTATGCGGCAACACTACAATAATAATGAGGTTGTGGTGGACTTGTGCAAGTTTTTGTTTTAACATCTATTTTGATATTGTCTTTAACAATATCATAATCATATGTGTTTTTTGACTTGCCACCAATATATTCGTTTACCAACAATTCTCCCAAAAAACCATAAACATTTCCCTTGCCGTCTGTAATGCTATTGTTCAGCACTCCCATTTCTTTTGATTTACGCTTGGCAATAGAGATTTGTTTTTTAGTTGGAATTACTTCGATCATCTTTTTCCAATTCTTCCTCTAGTCTAGAATTGATTCCACAAAATCTGGCAATAAAAATTGATACTAACAAATAAAGACAAACAACCGGAATCCAAATCATATTATTTTTTCTTATTTCCTGCTTGCTTTTTAATTTCACCCGCACACTGCTTGCCCAGTTCAGTTAAACCAAACTTCGGTTCTCCGTTTTCATCAACACCAGTGCATTCTAAAATACCATCTTTCACTAACTTATCAACAGTCTGCTTGACTTCCTCTAAAGCAATCATATTATAAATTTCAATAGCTTCATCTCTTGAAACTTCCTCACTGTCCATAATGAGTTGCAACGACATTTCGTATTCTCTTTGTTTAATTTGTTCTTCGCTAATATCGAACTCTAGTTTTGAGCAATGTTCAAGTAGTTGATCGACGGTGCCTGTGAATGTTGTGTTGATGTTTTCGTTCATATAAAAATTGGTGCGCCCAGCGAGATTCGAACTCGCAAATATAGTTTTAGAGACCACTGTTTTAACCGTTAAACTATGGACGCATTAATAGTAGCTTCATTCAGATCATCAATAATGATGTTTACATTTTTGAATTTTAAACTTCCTTTGGTGTGCGTGTTATCAGGAGTTTCTTTTGTGGTCCAACCAACATTTGCATTGACATGATTAACATAATAGGTTGTTCCTTTAGTTTTTAATATCCACATTGGGATATTGTGGTCAGTCAAATGAGCTTTGTTGAAGTGAAATACAACTTCTTTGCAATTCTATAATGTAGTCATATGATGTATCCTTATTACGTGCAATAGCATAGAGTCACTCTGCGCCATTGTCAATCTTTTTTTGTGCCTCCAACCAGTCGGGTCTATGTTTTGTAACCCAATCTACGAGAGCGGATTCAAATCCAATATCATGATTTTGTTTTTCGCTTTCTATCCATTTATGTTTCATTATTTCTTCACGAATAAATATAAATTTTTGATATAAAGACATAGACTTTTTATATATATGATTATGAAAGCAAAAATATTACTTTTAATTACAATGGCACTTCTTTTTGGATGTGCAAATAAAAAAACCATTAACATTGATGGTCACACCTACACCTTGGTTCGTGCAGGGCAAACAAATGCTAATGGTATTAATGATGTTGAATTATGGGAACGTAAAGGAGTCACAAATAGATATTATACTCCATCAATTGATGGAAAATCTATGCATTCGATTATGAAATAATATCAGAATCGCCAATCTCTTCAAGCGCATGATAAATTATAGATTTTTTGTCATCGTATTTGATTGATAACAAATCCATTTTATACAACTTATCGCTAACACTACGTTTATTAACGTATCGTTCGTAATAATGATTGTAATACAATTCTTTATCTATTTCGTCTAAACGACTTTCCAATTCTCCATATACAGGAGTATAGTGTGTCAGATAATGTGGTTTTGTAACTTCTTTCAACATCCACGGAAATCGAAAATAATAATGTGGCCGAAAATGCTTTATACCTTCTTGAAATAATTTCTTTTCATTTTCACACGAACAGTTATACAAACTGGAATGATACCACAAATATTTTTCGATTGATTTAATTTTTTCAACATCAGATGCTCTTTTTGATTCTGTATAATAAAATTTGAAACGTGGATCTGTTGCTGATTTCAAGTGTGCGTGTTTCTCGACACTCGTTTTTTTAATGTGCGTAATAAAATCTTTTTTGGGATGATACGCTTTGTTTTGCCCAAGAAAATTTATTACTTCCAAAATTTTTGGATAATCACGACGTTGCTTAACATCATCACGCAATTCCAAACTACGAACATAACCGTGATGTATTGGCGTATCCAATTTAATTGGAACAATGTTATATTTTTGTCGGCGTAATGTATCTGCTTCGCGCATCAAAGCCAACGCTCGCTTTTTCTCTTTTTCTTTTTTATGTAGGTCCATAATCAGTCACTTTTAACAACAGATGAAAAATTATTTAATTCAACTGTCTTTGGTTCTTTATTAATTGTTTCTACATGCTTTCGGATATATCTCAAAAACAATAATGCTTTGTCCTCTGCTAACAAGGTTGCTTTTCCAATATCTGCAAGCGGCACTGGAAATTCAAATCCACATTCAGTGGAATAAATAAATTCTCCCTCACGAAAATATACAAATTTAACTCGCTTGTTGTCGCTGACCATGTTTTTGATGTTCATATGTTTTAATATATCAGATTTTTGTTGTGTGTCAATATAAAAAAAGACGATATCATTGTGATATCGTCTTGATAAATTGGTGGTTCTCCAAGGAATTGAGCCTTGTTCTATACAGTGTCAATGTATTATTCTACCGTTAAACTAGAGAACCATTAGAAGGATTTCACGACGAGCTAATTAGACTCAACAACAACATTTTAACTTTGTCTTTCGTTCCACATTAACACGTTAACCAAAGGGAATCGAACCCCCGTGATGTGTCTTTCTTCAAAATTGGAGCACCGTGTTGGATTTGAACCAACGATTTTAGAGTTTTGCAGACTCTTGCCTTGGACCACTCGACCAACGGTGCATAAAATAAAAATTGGCTCCAGTGACAGGATTTGAACCTATACCTTACTCTTTCAGAGAGAGTTGAACTGCCATTATTCCACACTGGAATTGCTAAAAAATGGAGCCTGTTACTGGAATCGAACCAGTGCTTTCTATTTACGAAATAGAAGTGCTACCATTATCACCAAACAGGCATTGGTGGGTTCTTTCCCTCTGTCATTCATCAAGGTTTGGAGACTTCACCCTCCTACCTTTAACGGAGCGAATTGCCGTCGAACTTGTAAATTGGGGTGTACGACCGGATTTGAACCGGCATCTGCTAGACTCACAATCTAGGGCATTAACCAATTATGCTACATACACCATTACTGAAATTATTTTACTCACAGTTCCATATTTTTTTGGAAACTGGATTTATCCATGTAAAAGGAATTTGTTTTTCGATCAATTGCTGCAATACATTGTGTGTTCCACCTTTATTGCCATCCCAAATCACAATTGCATGATCACAATTATCTACCATCCACGAATTCTTTACAAGCTTTTTTTCTTTGGAAATGGACAACAAAGATTCTCTCAATTTTTTTGTTTCCGGCAACATATAATCAGCTTGTTCTTCAAATGGAATACATGCAATAAATGGTATGTGAGACACAACACACGCTTCACAAAACCATAAATCTACTCCACTTGCCATTCCAGAATATGCTAAAGATATTCCTTTATCTATCTTTAGAGTATATACAATCGAATGCAATGTCAATACAATCCAGTCAACATCATAATTCGATAATTTTTCTTCTCTATGTCCTGTTACAATTAATCTCATTTTATTAATTCGGAATAATTTTTATCTTTTACTTTCCAATATTGTGCTTTTGATATTGGGCCGTATAAAGTGTGATGATATCCATCAGATCCTCTGCCTAATAAACATATTTTACCTTTATCTTTAACATTTCCGCCAGACGTAGTTCCCATATGTTTATCAAGTGGTATATCATCTATAATAGACCAATGTATATGATCATATCTACCATATTCGTCTGGATTATTCATAAATTTGGAGCCTCATACAAGAATTGAACCTGTTTTTCAACATTACCAATGTCGTGTAATACCAATATACGAATGAGGCATACTTGTCAAACTAAATCTGGCAGGTGCCGTCGGAATCGAACCGACACGAAAAGTTTTGGAGACTTCCATGCTAAACCGTTAAACATCAGACACCTATAATATTGTTAAAAATGGTAGAGCCACGGGGAATTGAACCCACGATCTGAACATTGAAAGTGTTCTATCCTAAGCCATTAGACGATGACTCCATTATAAAAATTTGGTAGGCACGGCAGGATTCGAACCTGCAATTTCAGTTCCAATTACTACCTAGCGGTTTCGAAGACCGTGGAGACTACGTGCCCATTGTAAATTAATCTTGTTCCAGCGGAACATTTGAATGCATATCTTTTTCTGTTTGACTGCGTGTAGTTTCAAAATATGTAACCATGTGATTGATCAAGTTATCTGCGATTGGTTCTATCCAATCTTCCGGTTTATATTCTGTTGTACTCAATCCACTATGAATTGATTTTATGTTACCAGTTTCAACTTGTTTTTTTAGAAACGTCATCAAGTCGTTTTTTAGAACTTGTCGATGCTCTATTACAAAAATTTCATTCAATTGATTTTGTAATGCTAAATTTCTATGTTTAATAAACGTTTCTTCAAAAAGATTCATATGTTAATAAATAGATATTGAATCTGTAAAATATCCATTAGTTTTGAAATAGTATTTCTATTTATATCTATGATTAAGCTGCGCCATCTTATAAAAGAAGTTCAAAAATTTGATTTTGATCATTTTAAATCTCGAATACAAAAACAAGTTGATTATATTTTAGATAATAAAATTAGTGAGGCTGCTAGTAAAAAACAGCTTCAAAATATTTTTTATGACATAATCCGAAATAATACCGGTGGCAGCTTAAATACTCATAAAAAACTAGGATTTCTTGACTCGCAGGTTAAAGAATGGAATCAATATTTTTCAAGCAATGCTTGGAATAAGAATGGACCGTGGAGTCAACGAGATTTTAATTCAACATTTACAAGAAAATCAGGCAAAGATAAAACATACAATTATTATATTACATTGGACAAAACTAAAGATAATATAATGAAATTTTGGAATTTTCTTCCCAGACTAGATCGCGAATTAAAAACTTTATCTGATTCTCAAAAATCTCCTATTTCATATAAAATACATAATCATTTGGATTATATAATTGTAGATAATGACTCACTAAAAATTTATTATTATGATAATACTTTAAAATCTCAAATTGAAAATTTGGTAAAAATGTGGGCAACTAACAATAAAATAAATTTATCTCCGAGAAGTCATTCACATGGGGCTGACGTTCGATATAATCCAACAGATTCAAAAAATAGCTATGGAGAAATATTATCAAAGCATATTGCCGAACAATATTACAACGTAATAAAAACCTACAGCAAAACATATACATCCGAACAATATTTTGAATGGATTAAAAAATCATTTGAAAAATTAATTACTAATGTTAAAGTTGATTAAATTGGCGGACACGGCAGGAGTCGAACCTGCATCAATCCAATTATGCGCGAACTGCTTCGTAGGCAGTGCCAATACGTGTCCGTAAAATTTGGTGCATCCGGTAGGACTTGAACCTAGATGTTAGTATTAAACACCATTTACATTTCATACACAATAAATAGTTTGGACTAGACCAATTCGCTTCTTTTATTTATATGGTGAATCGGGTGGGAGTCGAACCCACATTTATCCAATTATGCACCTATCGCTTAGAAGGCGCGGCCAATACCGATTCATTTTTAATGTTACGAGTTGCTTTATTCCATTTAGCTACGGATACATATTTAGTTTCTAGAAGGATTAGAATGATACAATCGTGCTTTTCTAACCCATTCAATATAGTCTGCTGAATTTACTACCTTAACAGCAAAATTCATTATATTACTATTTATAGCAACCAAAATATGAGTTAGATTTCCTATCGGATTGATATTAAATCCTCCATGTTTGGTTTTGAATCCAATGAAATTGTTTTTTTCATCAGGTCCATTTAACGTTCCAATAGTATATCTATAATGAATTTTTCCATCACTTATTTTTTTAAATTCAATTCGAACAACTGAACCGAAAACTTTTCCTTGATAAATTAACATTTTGTCATTTTGATCTAACACTTTAAACAACTCATTGGTAAATGATTGTTTGATTCTATCAAAATCATCTATATCTTGTTGAATTTCAAATATATTATATTTTATTTGTTTGAACATTGACATGTCTATAAATATATAGACATATATTATATATCATATTTATTTTGAAATCTGGTTGCTTCACCCGGACTTGAACCGAGAAAAATCGCTAATCAAACAATTATGTTACATTACATCATGAAGCAATTGAAAAATACGAGATGCATTTTGAATTATTATTCGGGTGGATGACCCCCTAATCGTTTTGGTATCTCTCTGGAAGAACCAGTATTATCTCCTCCTAATCCATCAATATGATGCGGTGTTACAGTTCCTTGTCCTATAGTACGGGTGCTATGATATTGCCGAAAATTATCTTTTTTTCTATTCGTATTATACGTTAGCATTGCATCTGATGCAGAACGAAGTGGAATTTTTCTTTTTTTAAGAAAATCTCGCACGCTTGTACCGTTTAAATTAAATATTTTGGCAATTTGATAAGTTGATTGACCATCCAAATATAACTTAATAATTTCTTTTTCTGTTTCAGGAGTAATTTTATTTGAATGTTGCCGTCTTGTTATGTTATGCTTTATTAACTTTTGTAAAACTGTGCGTTGACCTATTTTTAGTTCTTTTGCAATTTTTAATGCAGATAATCCAGAAGCATATAAATCGATAATTTGTTTTTCTATTTCAGAAGAAATTGTATTTTCATTTAATGATATTACATCATTAAAAAAATCTTTATATTTGATATTATGCATAAATTATATGTATATAAATATAAATAATTAAAGTTACGAGATGCATTTTTTACTTTTATACTCTACCATTGAGCTATCGCGGCATCAAGAGCCGCGAGTGAGATTCGAACTCACAACCTTTGATTTACATATCAATTAGTATATTTATTGCTGTGTGCATCTCTAAATTGGTACTCCTACTTGGACTTGAACCAAGACACTGCGCTAATCAGGCACAGGGACTGCATTATCGTATAGGAGCATTAAATTATGCTAAAGTTTCTTTTGTTATATTAGGATCTGAACTATAATTTTTATTTGTTATAGCTGATTTTAGTTGATTTGAACGAAACGCTACAATTTCAAAAATATTGTTGTCTCTATAAAGAACAATACCATCATGTCCTTGCATTTGTGCTCTTTTATATATCTGCCCAGTTAAATTTCCTTTTTGTTCAAAGGCTTTATCTACAATATTTAACGCTTTTGCACGATCAACTCCAAGTGCAACTAATGCATCAACAGATGGATTGTTGTATTTTACATCTTCGTGAACAATTAATGGATTTTTAATAGAAGCATATAATGGTATTACTGTATTACCTTCGCCTCTACGGTCTCCAAAAGCAGATTCATAAGAATATTCACTTGCTCGTTCTGGATCAGGGGTTAAATATATACCTTTTCCAAGAACACCTTCGGGTGATAATTTAAAAATTGAAAAATCTTTATTGGTTCCATGATATACTCGTAATGGATTGCCACTGCTATCAACAATTTTACTTCCTCTAAACCATTGTTCAAATTCACTACTTTTTACATTTTCTAAAAAAATGTTTTTTAATATAGATGCTAATTTAATCATATTACATAAATATAAGTAATGGTTGATTAAATAATAAATTTGGTTGGCCATCACGGTACTGCCCCGTGGTCTTTCGATTATGAAACTTAAAATGGTTGTCCCGGTCGGACTTGAACCGACGACCCATGCGTTATCAACACATTGCTCTAAACCAACTGAGCTACGAGACAATTAAAATAGTTTAATGTTTTATCATACAGTGTAATATTTATTGCTATGAGAAAATGCAATAAACAAGGATGTCAAAACGAAATACCACTAACAACTGTGATTGATGGAAAAACTGTTAACTTACAGAGAAGAAAATTTTGCTTAGAATGTTCTCCGTTCAAATCGCATAACACACGCAATTTGAATTCATCAACAAAAACCTCATACGAGCACGTTAAAAATTTTCGTAAGCGATTGAAGCAAAAAGCTATCGATTATAAAGGAGGCTCTTGCAAAATATGCAGCTACAACCGTTGCAATGAAGCACTTACTTTTCATCATTTGAACCCATCTGAAAAAGATTTTACAATTGCGTATATGAAATCTTGGGGATTTGATCGAATCAAATCCGAACTTGATAAATGCATTCTGCTATGCACACGATGTCATACTGAAGTTCATCAAGGTGTTACGAATCTTCCTAGCTAATTGCTTATTAAGATGGCGATGGCTCCCACACGAATATTCCGGTTAAAAAATGGTCGCAGTCTTTCTTACGTTTCCCTTGGGGGTCAATTACTCATTACCTAGGACTTTTCACAGTTCCCCTACCAAGTTAGATTTCAGAACATATTCATTTCATGATGAATGTCGGTTCATGACTACCGACAACTGCCGAAAATGGCGAGGTATATGGGTGCTGCCCCCACTATCTCTTGCGTGACAGGCAAGTGAGTCTGCTGTTCCTCTTATACCCCATAAATTGGTGGAGCCGGTGGGTAATGCTCCCACACGAATATTCCGGTTAAAAGCCGGGTGCCCGTCTATTGTGGCTTCGACTCCATAAATTGGTAGTCCTATATGGATTTGAACCATAACGCTGCGCTAATCAGGCACAGATGCTGCATTACATCATAGGACCATTATAAATTGGTGGACCGGGTGGGATTTGAACCCACAACTTATCGGGTAAGAGCCGATTACTCTAATCCAGTTGAGTTACCGATCCATAAAAATTGGTGCTGTGCTCTCCACGCCGTCTCTGTGTTTTACCGAATGTACCGGTCGGCAGTCACGTTCGAAGTATCATATACTTCGCGGGGTCAGTTACCCGTTTAAATTCATGTATATAAATAAATGTTATAATAATCTATTGCTTTATAACATTAACTTTACAATCATACTTCTGTATTTCATTGGCAGTTTAAAAAATAACTCAATTGCAGTTGACCATAATTCATGTTTGTTACTCATTCCATATTCATTGATCCAATCGACCAACTCTCGCATAATGTGTCTAACATCTTTTAAGTCAACTCCCGCGAGGTCTTTTTCCTTGCTATTAATGTGTTTGATGAGTCGATCTTTGTTACAAATAATAACAACCATATCTGCATATGATGTTTCACTGGGCTTTAACGGATTACTCACCCACAACGCATCATATATTTTACGTTTATTATTTTTTATTTTATCCAATATATTTGTATTTCGTATCACTTTAATATAAACAGGAAATACGTATTGTTGTATCCAGTTTTTAACCATTTCTTTTTCACGTTCAAGAGAATATTTCTCGTAAGTAAATTTACTTATCGTACCTTCTAATGTTTGGATCGCGTACTCAACTAAAAAATTTAGTATTTCAGACTCTAATTGTTTTTTTGATTTTTTTTCAAATCCTATAGGATTATGTTTCAAAATCATTCCAATCTTATCATATGTATCAGTGCCTAAAATTTTATCTACATCGGCAAAGTCAATTACTTTTTCATATCGTCTATTATTTTGATCGACACCAATTATTAATTTATCATATTTTTCGACATATACTAAAGTTCCGGTAGGAGCATTTATATGTGAATTGCTTAATGACGTTAACATAACATCGGTCTTAAGTGTATTTTCAAATCGAAATCCTCTTGGCAACGCAGACATCAATTTTTTAGAAAACGTTTTATTAAGCAGTCTATACTGCCCCACAGAATTATTATCAGTCCAAATAATATTATAAAAATAATTTTCCCAATATTCTAATATTTTTATGGATTCAGGTGGATATTTCAACAAAAACTTATATAAATTTATGTTTTTTTGGTCTAGATTGGATGTATCTAACACTTTGTATTTGATAACATCATCATAATTTATACTTTTAATTTTATTTATTGATACACCCGCTAAACTATCGTAAACAGTGTTAACTGATTTTTTAAAATGCTTTGGTTTATTAAACATCCATAAATGTGCCCATTCATGTACTATGGTATCCGTACTAATATACTCTATGTCAATTACCATGTATTTTTTATATGATATTGCTAATCCTGCTGAATTTTTCACTGAAGTATCTTTATAACTAATGCTAATATCATCAATTACAATATTAGCATGCATTGATGGAAATCCAATGCGATGAATTTCGTGACGGGCAGCCTCACATTTTCTTTTTATGTCATCAATATTAATTAACTTATTTAATCTAGGATCGTTTTTAACTGTGTTGGTTACAAACACAGAAAACATGGGCACATCTATTAAATGTTGCATGTTTTTGTTTTTTCGTATTTTTTTCTCAGTTAGAATAAATACATTATTATTTTTATGTATAAACATACTAATTGTTTCTAGTATAAATATACCGCGTATGTTAAATACTATTATAAAATTATCCAACACCGTTGCAACGATGTTGGCACCAACATGATAGTTTGCCAATGCTTATTCGGTTATTATTCGTCGTCAATAATAATCCCGCTATCTCTTTTACCACACGACCTGCTTCATAGAGTTGGTGTTAAAATTATTTTTATCCAAACCACAAAACACACCATTCATGAATTTCATCTCTTCTGGTTCCCTTGAGTTTCAAGAGTTTTTTATACAAACTTTTGATGTATTTATCCACATCTTGTTTTGTTAATGAACTATTCAACAATTCACCTTTATGCATGGCATATTCTTTACAACACTGTTGATATGTTTTGTTTTTATAAAAATTTGGCATATAACTTTTTATTAAATTGGTGGCCCCGGTGGGACTTGAACCCACAACCTTCTCCTTAAAAGGGAGTTACTCTAAACCAATTGAGTTACAAGGCCATAAAATTTATACTGGATTTCACGAACGTTCCGTATTTACTTGTCTAGAATTTTTCAATACGTCTTCAGTCAGCCAATAATCTATTGCGTGGGAATCGAACCCATATCTTCGGCTCTATGCCGACGCTTTTGCCCTATAAGCTACTACAATGTTATTGCTAATAAATCATTCGCCGCATTGCAACACTGCAAATCTATAGATATACTGCGATTCATCTATATTGACTTCAAGCGATATTGAAGGCGACTACTACTAAAATTGGCTCCCAAGGAAGGACTCGCACCTCCACAAAAATGTTAACAGCATTCCGTGCTACTTTGACACTACTCGGGAATAATAAACTACTTTTTCTTTTTGTCAAGCAATTGTTTTAATCGCTTTTTACCATACTCACTAAGTTCTAGTGAACTGCTCAATTGCAATAGAGCATCCAATTCACTAGTTAATGGATTTTTTAATCGACCAGCTAATGTTGGCCATTTAACTTTTTGTTTCATAAAAATGGCCCGGACTGTCGGTTACGCTCCGACTCCTTCTATTCTTCAGACAGACGCTTCTACTAAGTTAGCTTAGTCCGGGTATAAAATAACGAGATACTTTTTCTTTTTCACAAGAATAGGTGTGAATAAAAATTTTATTGCTGTATGTATCTCTAAAAATTGGTGGGTTATGTAGGTAATGCTCCTACCCAGCCCGAAGGCAACGCATTTACAGTGCGCTCTGTGTCTTTATCAGGATAATAACCCATTTAAAATTGGTCGTAGATGGAGGAGTTGAACCACTTGCCAGCCGCCCTATTTATTGATGGCAACTGTTTTACAGACAGCCATAGGGAACATCTACGTTATTAAATCCTTGCTGTGTTTTAAAAACACTTATCAGTCTTTCGCTGATGGCCGCTCAGTTGCCAGATGCTCTTCGTGTACTTTGAAGAGTGTAAAATTGGAGGGAAAATATTAGAAGCTGTTAAAATCTAAATCAAGATTTATTGTTTATTTTCCCATTAAAATTGGCTCCTACCCTTGGATTTGAACCAAGATATTACAAATTAACAGTTTGTCTCATTACCAGTTATGATAGATAGGAATTGAAATTGGCGGTGCTGGCGGGATTCGAACCCAGCTTTCATGCATAGACAGTGCATGCGATGTTAACCATTCTCTTACAACACCATAAAGAAAAATTTCCAAAAAGTATGTTATTACACCAAAAGCCTGTGACCGCCGCTTTTTCTTTCCTCTCGTACTTAATCATTTTGCTGGATGCCGTGTCTCATACTAGACACAACGATACTTGCGGTTAGGTGGCGACTAAAGAGACCAAACCTGCCGTTGACTACTTTTTAAAAGCATCAAATATTTGATTATTTGACGGAGATTTTTATTGTAATTATTATATCTCATGGCTACCTCTAAGCCCACTTTCTTAATGGAATATTTTTCTTTGAAATTGGAGCCATCTGTCGGATTTGAACCGACGACCGATAGTTTACAAAACTATTGCTCTACCCCTGAGCTAAGATGGCATTGTGCATACTTATTTATGCATGCAATAATTATTTTCTAATTACCACATTCGCTCAATGGGTTCTTGTTTTACCAATAACACCCACGAACCGATCAATTGATTTTTGCAGACTTCACCCATTTTTACTGCGGGAGGCTCAACAGATAGAGTTCTCAAGCCTATGATGTTTTATCTTACTCACTTTTGTTTTTCTGTCAAACATCTTTTCAGAAAAACAAAAAACCGTCATCTTTTTCGGATGACGGTTGATAGGAATCTAACACTAGCTACTACACTTCCAGTCAACAGTCATCACTTCTATCGGTTTTATTATTAAACCAATAGTGATTCTGATTTTCTGTGCGTGTAATAATCATGTTATCTTTTCTATAAGTATCGTCAAATTTACAAATCGTCCAAATTTTTTTGAAAATTTTTCGTTTAACGAAACCAACCGTCTTGATTGTCGATACATCTTACAGATTCTTGTTGTAGTTGTCAACAACTTTCTTCAACAATCTTTTTGCCTCGCGGCAAACTCATTTGTATCTCTCAATCGTTCAAACAGCTTACTTCAGCATGTTGCTTTTGTCAACGACTTTCGCAATCTTTTTTCACCAGCCGCAAAACAACCTCTTTAGAATCGTCGTTTCGCATCTCGTAAACAACATCGTACTCGTCTCCATACTCAACAACTACTGCTGTGTATACCGAATCAACGTTGCCACCATATACAAACAACAGATCGTTGTCAACAACAACTTTCGAAACACCATAATGTGTTTTTAAAAGATGCTGTATATTTTCAATTTGATAATCAGTCATGCAAGTACCCTAACACACTGTATGGTATACACTACAGTTATTTTATTTTGTTTTAGAAATAAATAAACTTGACAACGCATCTATAAAAACGTACATGTACATTATTAGAATTTCAATAGTGTCAATTATGTATATTTATAAAATAACAATAGCAAAAGAATCTGTATATTTATAAACAATGACCAAAGTATATATTAATTGGGAAAATGATAATTTCACATGGAATACTGAAATTAGATTGTGGGAAGAAGTTTATGACATCATTGATGATTTAATTGGTGGAACCAAAAATCCTGAAGAATGGGGCGAAATGCCATATCAACAACAGGATGTCAATGCAGCATTAAAAGAACAACTTCAACAAAACTTAGATAGACTAAGTGCTGAAAAACAACAAAAACTAATTGAAGTTTTGGTATCTATAGAAGGTAAAGACTATCTAAACAAAAGAATGGTTAAAAATAAAAAAGATATAAAAATTACTATTGATGATGTGAAATTGATTGCAAACAACTATTTAAATATAGAAATAGAATATCTTAAATAATATGTATACCATTAGCTTAGATGCCACAAAGATTTTTGAATGTACTCTCAAATTAAAAGGTGTTAGTACAAAAAATAGCAAAGTCAACCTCGTCATTGAATCTTCTGATATGGATATTCGTTGTCGTGGAACAATCAACGAAAATGGTAAAGTCAATATTCCAATTAAAAAATTAAAAGGTATACTTGATGAAAATATAAATGGCAAATTATATTTGGAAGTAATTGCAGAAGATAATTATTTTGTTCCATTTAATAGTGAATATATTACAGAAGTCTCAAAAAAGATTGATATTGTAGAAAATATTACTATTAAAAATACAGAATCTCCTGTACAAATTGTGGAAACTAGCGTCAAAGGATTGTCTTCAACAACATCAATGAACAGTCATGCCAAACGCATTATTAAAAACATGACTGAAAATAAAATTAATATTTTCAAATCGGAACACAAAAACTCAGTAATAGAATATATAAAATCGTATATAGAAAAAAATAATATTTCCTCATCTGATTATGATATTTTATTAAAAGAAATAATTTCTTGCATTACTGAATAAAAATAAAAATGAGTTACGATTTAACAGGACAAAAGGTTTCGTTTACATATGGTCGAGTAGTTCAAGTTGTAAGTGGAAGCTATTATGACGGATTTGGTAATGTATTACCAATAGGAACCAGTAGTGTAGTAGTTACAGCTAGTACTGCTGGATTTGCTACGACTGGTAGCAATATCTTTATTGGAAATCAAACAATAAGCGGCAGTCTAATTGTAACTAATGGTATTACAGGAAGTTTGCAAGGCACAAGTAGTTATAGTTTAAATACAATTAGTGCTAGTTATGCTTTAACTGCTTCATATGCATCAAATGCCGAAGTTGCCACGAATGTTTCAGGCGGAACAGTAAATGTATCCAATATTACAGCCAGTAATATCAGTGCAAGTATCATAAGCGCAAGCAGCTACTATGGCATCAATGCAACATTTACTAGCATTACTAGCAGCGGCCCAATCAGCATCAGCGGAAGCAATTCTTATATTCAATTATTGCCAGTTAGCGACGTGGCAATACCTACAAATAAAACGGCAAGTTACATATATGTTAGCGGAAGCACAAATGATTTGTACTTTACGCAATACAACGGAGATTTTACAAACACAACGCGTCTTCGTTGGATAGAAGGAAATATGTATACCGGTCTGTTGCATGGTGGATTGATAACCAGCACAACAGGTTCAACTACTTTTAATTTAAGTAGTGGTAGCGGAATAATTGTTACATTAAATGCATCTATTACGACTGATCCATATCCAACAATAAAATTTATAAATTGGAATACTTTTACAAGTCAATCATTGACTTATAGAACGTCAAGCATTCAAACTTTTATAGGAATTAACGAAAGTGGATCGATTGTTCAACAACCTGTTGCATTTAACGACGGCGACTACAATAACTTTATCACCATCGGAACCGTTATTCATCAAAATTACAGCACAGTCAATGCTTCTATTACATATCCAAACGTAGCATACGGATACAAACAAAGAACTTACGACTTTATAAAAGCTTTCGGAGGACTAAAATTAGCGGGATATGAACTAGCTGTTAGTGCAAGTAGCACCGGTAGTTTAACCATTGGAGCCGGTAACGCATGGGCAGATGGCAGAAATTATCAAAATAATCCAAATAGTCCAAGTTATATAACAGATGGTGGAACAAACGTTAGCAAAATATTTAGATATCATGTTAGTGCAAGCGTTGACTATCAAGACACAAATTTAGGTGTCGGATACGGATCAATTGATCCTACCCAATACAACAACAACGGCGTGTTAACAACCGTAACAGGTAATAATGTTAACAACTATAGATGGACAATTCAAAGAGTTTTTTGGTATCCAAATAGCGCAACCAAGGGTATTGTTGTATACTACGGAAGCGCAGAATATTTGACAGAAGCAGATGCAATTGCAAATATATCTTATGAAAAATTTGTAGAAACACAAAATACAAAAGCAAATGCAATTTTTATAGGATGGATAATAGCAAGAAAAGATTGCGATTTTACGAATGGATCGACATTTAAAATTCTACAAGGAGGATTGTTTCGAAGCGTTGGCGGTAGCGGTGGTGGTGGTTCTGTTAATTTAACGTTGGCAGGATTATCTGATGTTTTATTGACCAATACTCAAGATAAAGAACTATTGGTATATGATAGTTCTTCAGCAAAATGGATCAATACTCAAAACATCACAGCATCATTGTATGGAACAGCAAGCAATAGCGTTAGCAGTAGTTATGCCACAACCGCTTCATATGCTTTGAATGGTGGTGGAGGAGGAACTACATTAATAACTGGAAGTACCTATCCAATTACTAGTAGCTGGAGCAACAATACAATTAGTGCTAGTTATGCTTTAACATCAAGCTATGCAACCACTGCTTCATATGCTCTCAATAGTCTTACCGCAAGTTATTGCTTAAATCCATTTCCAATATCAGGATCGCTTGGATATTGGGGTTCGTTTTGGGATACAACAACACAAACCAACGCGTCAGCCAGCAACAAAATGGTACTGAATTCTACAGATGTAGATTCAAACGGAGTGTATATTGAAAGTGGATCACGCATTAAATTTGTTCATGATGGTGTATATAACATACAATTTAGTGCAGTTTTTACCAGTAATAATGCAAGTTCAAATGATGTCAATGTATGGTTCAATAAAAACAACCAAGTGTTGTCAGATTCAAATACAGTATTGACCATTGCTGGTCAATCAAATGCAGTTGCCGCGTGGAATTATGTACTGAAACTGCAATCAAATGATTATATAGAATTGTACTGGAATTCAACTGAACCCACCGTACAAATGGAGTATTTGCCAAGTCAATCAGCAGCAATACCAGCGACACCTTCTCTTATTGTTACAGCTACTCAAGTAACAAATACACAAATAGCAGCTAGTGCAAGTTATGCTGCAACTGCAAGCTATTATAATGGTAGCGTAGTTAGCTCAAGTTACTCTCTTAGTAGCAGTTATGCACCAACCAACACCAACATTACAGCAAGTTGGTCGCTTAATAGTATAACAGCTAGTTACATAACATTAGCACAATCAGCAAGTTATTATGGCGGCAATGTAACAAGCGCATCATATGCAACTAGTGCAAGCTACGCCTTAAGTGCATCGTTTGCTCCTACAAATACCAACATAACAGCATCATGGGCACAAAGCTCAAGCAATTCAATTAATAGTCAAACAAGTAGCTATTTGCCAGTCGGCAATTATAATATTACCGCATCATGGTCAAACAATAGTTTGACATCCAGTTATGTAACAGCAAGTAGCATAGTTGGAACTGTAACAAGTGCATCGTATGCATTGAGTACAAGTTATGCACCAACTAATATTACAAGTAGTTGGTCAAACAACAGTGTAACTGCAAGCTATGTTGCTACCGCAAGTTATGCTCCAACAAACGCTAATTTAACCGCAAGTTATGCAATTCTTGCTAGTGTTTCAAGCTCATTGAATTTCACAGATGATGTTGCAGCCGCAGCAGGTGGTGTTCCACTTGGCGGATTATATAGAAACGGAAACTTTATATTAATAAGATTGTCATAATATGCCATTACAATTATCAGCCAGTTTAAATCTCACAGGTTCATTAAATTTGAGCGGCAGCATGACTGCTACTCAAATACTAAATATTACTGCAAGCGTAGCACAAAATAGCATATCGTCAAGCTACATATCATCCAGCAATATCAATGGAACTGTAGTTTCATCCAGTTATAGTTTGAGTAGCTCATTTGCACCAACAAATACAAATATCACATCAAGTTGGAGCATCAATAGTTTAACTGCATCATATGCATTGAACGCCACATCAGGAAGTACCCTGCAAACAGGAAGTACCTATCCAATCACAAGTAGTTGGGCAAATAATGTGGTTTCATCAAGTCATGCCCTAACTGCATCCGTTTTACTGGGTTCTATTGAAAGCGCAAGTTATGCCGCCACCGCAAGCTATTCACTCAATTCATCAGGAACCGAATTAACAACAGGTAGTACATATCCAATTACAAGTAGCTGGGCGAATAATGTATTAAATAGTATATCATCCTCATACGCAACAACCGCATCATTTGTAGTATTAACAAACACAGCAACCGGATCAATAAACTTTGGATTTGCATCAAGTGGCGAAAATTCGTTTGCAGAAACAACAATTCTTGCCCCTTGGGTAACAACCTCTTCATTGATACACATACGCGTAACTCCAAGCAATGACCACGATAGAATTGATAGCCTACTCGACGGATTAATTTTTTCAACCGAAAATATAATAAACGGAATTTCATTTGATATATATTGTCATGCCTTAAACAATACGTGGGGCACATACAACATTGTAGCAACAGAACAAAAAAGTAACATATGAGCGTAATTATTAAAGGTGGAGCAAGTCAAAATTTAGCCGATGTCAATTCCTCAAACTATCTAAAAGTTGCATTGGAAAATTCAGCATCTCAAAATCCAACAAATGTTGGGTGTGTACGTTTTTTCAGCGAAAGTGACGCTGGTGATATCACAGGCGAACCAAAAATACTATCTCCAGAAACAGATGATGATTATCGTCTACGTGCTCAATTAGAAACCCTACTAGATACTGAAACATTTAATTACGCAGCCCAAAATACAGGTAAACACACATATTCTACATCTACATTAGCAACTGTATGGACAACAGCAGGTGTCTCAACAAATAGCGGAAGTATAATAACTACAGGCACAGGCACAACATATGGTACTTACGCAGAATTTCCAATACTAGGAGTAAATACAGCCTATTTTGAATTCGAAGCAGGATTCACACAACAGCCATCAGCCAACGTTATTATTGATTTTGGTGCGTTTCGTCGTGGCGCAGCAACAGCATATGCACCAACTGATGGTGCATTTTTTAGAATGACATCAGCCGGATTGCAAGGAGTTATAAGCAACAACGGATCAGAAACAACCACAGCAACTTTCGGATTTTCATACAACAATAACGAAAAACATCAATTTATTGTTACAATTAGTCACCGAAATGTTGATTTTTGGATCGATGATCAATTATACGGAACACTAGTTACTCCACTCGGACAAGGACAACCATTTTTATCATCCACATTACCATTGAGTGTACGTCATGCACACGTTGGTACAGCAGGTTCAGCAATACAATTTGTATTAAATAATTATTCTGTCACAGTCGGTGGTCTCAATGTGCCAAAAACTATCGGAGAAATTTCAAACGGAACATTCGGTTCTTATCAAGGTTTAAGTGGTGGTACAATGGGATCTCTCTCTGTGTATACTAACAGCACAAACCCAACAGCAGCAGTACCATCCAACACAGCATTAACAGCAAACTTACCAACAGGACTCGGTGGCCAAGCATGGGAAACATTTACGGCAGGTTTAGCACAAGGCACTGATGGTATTTTAATGTCATATCAAGTACCCGCAGGAACAACCGCAATACAAGGAAAACGATTGAAAATCACAGCAGTGAAATTGAAATCATTTGTTCAAACAGCGTTGAATAATAGTGCAAGTATGGTAAACACCTATGCACTAGCATTTGGTCACACCGCAGTTTCACTTGCAACAACAGAAACGGCAACATCAAAAGCACGTCGTATTGTATTATTACCAGAATTGACACAAACATTTCCTAGCGCAAGCGGAATTGGAACATTATCATCACAGCAAGATGGAGGTAGTACTTTTGATCAGCCAATTTACGTAAATCCCGGAGAATTTGTACAAACAACAGTTAAACGCGTAATCACCGGAGGTGCTTCTTCTGGTGTACTTGCACACAATATACAATATGTATATTCGTGGGAATAAAAACTAAACAACTAATATTATGAGCGTTTTATTACAAGAATCAGAAACTCCACTATTTAAGAATAGATGCTCAGTTTGTAATGAATTATGAACAAGTAATTCCATATCATAGTAAACTAATCAAACATTTAATTGATAAAATTGAAAGTATGGAAGCGGAAATACAATTGTTGAAAACACAATTGAACAAATAAAAAAATGCTGTGGAAACTAAATTCCACAGCATTGCTTTTTAAAATTTGTATAAATACAATTACTTTTTACTGGTAGTTTTTAACGTAGACAATACATTAGTATATTTTTTCAAAAACTCATTGTAGCTTTCTTCCATAGCAGAATGAATATATTTCAATTCATCCAATATCTTTTCTTTTTGATCCATCAATGGTTTTATTTGCGTATTCAATAAATTCAATTGCTCACTGGCTTTTTTTATACTTACAAATTGCTTGCCAAGTGCATTCAATTGATCATCGATTTGCTTCAATTGACTGTTAAACATATCACGACGCTTAATCAAATTGAGCATTCTTTTTTCATGATCAATTTGATAATCATCAGCAGCAGATCCACTTGCAGGTACTTTTTTTCCTTTTTTCAAAGCATTCAATCTATCCAATCTATCAAATTCAGCTTGGGCAGCAGCATTGGCAGCAGCAGTATCAGGACTCTTCAAGACTACACCAGTATTTTGCTTGAACGGATTAAAAACATCAGCTTCACTCAATACTTCATGTATCAAATTCTTTAATTCACTTTTGCTTATATTCATATAATTATTTGTTTTTGTAATATTGTTTCCATGCAGTGGCAAATGCTACTCCAGTTACTTTTTTTTCACCCCAATTAGGATGCGCTTTGCGTAAACTAGATTTGATATTGTGCATCGTCTTTTCATCATATCCCGGCGGGGCCTTTTCTTTCAAAATAACTTGTTTGAATTGTGGATGCTTTACAGCTTCATTCCAACTGCCACATTCAGACAATTGCTTGCAATTGCACTTTTCTTCAGTGTTACCACAACCACATTTGCCTTCCATCAAATCGTTACCACCTTCTTCAGCAACCATTTCACTAGCAGTATCCTTGGCCATTTCATATGCACCCTGATAATCTTGCGCTTCCAATGCATCTTCAATAGCATCAACTCCATTGGCAAATGTAGTGGTATCAGCCAAATCAGCACTGCTCAATCCAATGGATGTATTCAATATGCTGTCAATCATACGAATTGCAGCTTTTCTGCATCCGAGTGTTTCACACCACTTGATGATCAACATGCGTTGTCGATCATTGATTGGCTTGGATGTTGCTTCAGCAACATATTTTTCACCACTTCCTCCACCACCAATAATATCATGTATGTTTCCCAATATACCCTCATAATCATGCTCCAGCTTTTTGCGCAAATCACTGTTGCTGCAATTTTTAATTTTCTCCTTCAATTGATCATAAATATCCTTCAATTGTTGGTGCTCTTTTTTGTTGTCACCCTTTTTTTGTTTATATGTTTTAATCAAATCGCTCACACGCTTCTTCAATTTGATTAAATGATCATCAGATTCACTCAATTGCTCTTGTATCACTTGATCAATAAGATTTTTAATTTCAGCAATACTAATCATAGTATCACCACCAACAGTAGATTTGTTTTTTAAGCTCATATTGTTTTTATATACACTATCATAAATATTGTTGTTTTTTATAATAACTTCATATAATTGATTGTAACGCTCAATATCATATTTTCCAAACAACAATTCGCATTCAACAAAATATTGACTGTTATTATAATTGTTTATTGCATCATGCAATTTGTAACTCATATCACGTAGCTGATCGTTGCTAATCAATGTATACTTGATCATACGCTTCAATTTGCTTGAGTTTATAACATTGTGATTATCAACATTCAATTCAAATAAAATGCTTTCAGATAATAATTTATTTTTGTTTTGCTTTGCATCGTTAATAATATTAACTGTCAATTGTCGCATTTCACTCAATATGTCCAAAAAATAATCGCTGCTAACTATTTGCTTGGTGTTGATAGCATGTTGCAAAACATCTATTTCTGTATATATGGCATTCAATGCTTCATATTCATTGTGCCGCACATGCTCAAACAAATGCTTTTTAAAATTACTCAAGTAGTCTTCAGCAGCATTAACAATATTAGATTTTTCTAAAACATTCATAAAAAATATATAAAAACAACGCTAATAAATATTTGTAGATTTTTCAATACAACATCTATAAACATATTTTTTTCATATATACAATTTGCCCAAGAAAAAATTTTACTTTTTGTTTTTTTGAAAAATCGCCCCCAACAACAAAAAACTATAATACAAAATTTGCTTTTTTATACCCCTATAAAAAGTGATGTTGTTAAAATACTATACGCAAATATACGCAGAAAATACCGTATATACAAATTTTATGGAAAAAATTATTATGCATATGTTGTAGATGCTGTATATAAAACTTATTATAGACGCCGTATATATGAATTTTCCTATAAAAAATTACAATGTATATGTTGTAAATGCCGTATATATGAATTTTCTGGCAAAAAATTACAATGTGTGTGGTATAACTCAGGGGCGGGGGGGTGCCCTACCCCCGCCCATGTTCAGAACCATACCCCCAGAGGGGCACCCTGTCAACGGGAAAAAGTGAATTTATTTTGAGGGGGTGGGTGGGGTTGGCATGGTAGCTGCTAACCCACCTTGCGCTTGACTTTTAGAATTCGATCACTTCGCCATTGACACGGGCGGCGTGAATTGATCCCGCGTCAAGGGCATATTCGCGGAACTTGCCGACAGGCAACTCTTTTCGCAATTTATTTTTGGCGATGGTTTTCTCAGCGGACTTGACAACCTTGTAGACACCGGGAACCAAAACAACCTTGGAGTGAGTCAAGCCAAAAAGTTGCAAGCTATTGTCGTTTGTGTTGACTTTCAAACCGGAAATTGCCGTGTCGGCGTAGACGTGCGCCTTGGTGTAACCGTCTTGGGTGCCGTCAAGTGATTTTTTGAAGGATTCCAAAAGTTCATCGGCGGCAATGGCGTCAATGCCAGTGAGGCTAGGACGCTGAATTTCCAGCTCCAAAAGGCTATTTTCCAACGCCTTGCGATAGCTAAACCCAAGGAGAACGGTATGCCGTGCGACTTCGCCGCTTTCTTTGGCGGTGTAGGTGAGACTGGCAAACCGGCAACCCTGAATGCCGCCAAGGGCGGCGATAAAGGCAACGGCGGGAACGAGGTTCAATGGAGCATTCATTTTCAATTCGTTTTTGTTTCTACCAACGGGGCAGAGACTAGCAGGACCAAAGCGGTGAGCAATGGATTTTTTGGGAAAAGGTGAAGAAAGTTCAATTTGCGTTTGTTGCCCCCTAGCTGCCTCACTAAAGGGCTTTTGATCGTTTTGGCTATGTTGACCCTGCCGGACAATTAAAACGCCTTGGCGGTGCCTTAGCGTTCGATTGCGGGGCATTGGCTTAGGTTGGTTCCATGCCGGGAAAAGCGATGTCGGAAAAAGCAAAAGGCCGGGGATTGCTCCCCGGCCATGTCTAACCCGTTGCGGTTGCGTTAGTTGGCAGTCGCGTAGTCCGCGAGCAACTTGCTGCCCCGGCTTTGCATCTCATTGATAGCAGGGCGGTTGAGACCGCGCACCTTGCCCTTTTCAGTGAGGAACAGCGCGGAGAGAAAATCGGTCTTTGCACGCGCACCGGCACCGAACTCGCTGCTATTGAACTGTTTCCAGCGGAATCCAGCTTTGTCTTCGCCGCCGCTAGACTCATGCGAATAAAAATCAGTCACGGCAGAAACGCCATCCAGCAACGTTTCGCCCTTGTTTCCCGCACCGCCGCGATAAAGGCCGGTCAAACGGTCCACAGTGTTCACGGCGCGGGTTGACATTTTTTCGGCATCCGTTCCAAGCCAACCGGCAAACAGGTTGCGAGCGTTTCCTTCCGCAAGCGGCTCGCTTGCAGCCATTTGCAACGCGGACTCGAATTCAGCGCGGACGCCCAGCATGGATTCGATTTGAGCGTTCATGCCTTCGATCTTGGCCCGGAACCCCTTGGTATGCTTCAGCTTGAAGCGGAATTCGCCGGTCATGTCACCCATCACCATCCGCGCCGTGTTAGCGCAAACAACGCAGATTGAAGTGTTTACAGCGTAGAAGTGAGTCGTTCCATCAATGCTATCGACAAAACTAATGCGATGTTTGAACGTCCGCCCGCCAATGGTTTTTTGGTCGTCCGCCAGCCTGATCGTGAGAAAACGGCGGGAGCGGTCCATGATCGTTCCGGCAGATTCGACAACCGCGCCGGTTCCCTCCAAAGCCTCGTTTGCCGTGTCCCAGAATTCCGCGTTGGTCAACGCCTGATAGCTTTCAGCCATGGGCTTGCCGCAGAGCAACTTATCGTCCGAAGCGACGAACGCCTTGAACCCCGGAACCTTTGTGAGCTTGCCGGTTTGAACGTAAAGCGGCACTTCCTTGAGTTCCCAAGTAAACGCATTTTCCAGCGTCACCCGGTCAACCACGTTGGTCAACCCGGTCCATGCTTGCGTGAGGCCAGTCTGGGAATCGCGGAACATAATTTCGTGCGACATATACAAGTGTCAGGGAAGCGGGTGTCTGGCCGATTTATTCGGAGATTTCGCAGACAGGAACCGCGCTGACGGACTAAGTTCTAGCAGGTGCCGCAAAAGGTGCAATGGGTTTTTTCAAAAATCTTTCACTTTGTTTTGGGAAGCATTCAACCGCACGCGCACACGATAGCAAATGCCGTGCCAACCTTGTAAAAATCTATTTGTCAATCCTTGTGTGGCGAAAAAAAGCAGATTCTTTTTTGAGAATTTTGTTGCGGACGCATGGGGCGGATGTATGCTGAAAGCACAATTTGACGATGGGTTGCGCGGTCCAACCCGGAAACAACACCTGACTAGCGATAAACCGCGAAGGGTAGGGGACCGGAGGCTGCCCTGATTGCATTTTGAGCGCGGCACCTTTTGCATCATCCGCAAAATAAATGGAATTTTCAATAGAGTCAACAGCAAAAAATTAAATTTTATTTTCGTTCAATCGCTTGACGAACTTTCAAAAATGTGTCAAAATGAAGATTTGTTTGTTTTTTTTTTGATGATGCAAAAAAAGTTAAATTAATTTTTTTTCGTTTGACAAAGTGTTGGAAAGTGTTGGTGGCGACGTGCTATCAATTAGTCACCGATTGAATGCGATGGCGTTTGCCGTTGCGAACTAGCCACTTGGTTCCACGCCAAAGGTTGAGACCACGAATGTAATCGTAGCTATCGCTGACAATTTTGAATCGTTTGCCATTGCGATTTACACCTGTTGCCATGTATTTGTCATTGGGCAAATGGTTCCATTGAGTATAACCATTATCGCTACGATTGTTCAAAAAAGGCAATTGTTTGTAAACTACTTGACTCATAGAGTAGGGTTATAAGGTGGTGTATAGATAGCTTACAGTGTGTTTATTGTCTTTATTATTTGATTTTGATTGAAAGATAGGGTCAACACAGCAGTAGTGCTTATTGAACTATACTGTATGGTATAATTGAGTGGTGGTGTGCCGCGATTAAAACGAGTCGATTGATTTTTCTAAGGTGGGGGGTGGTTTATGGACCCTCTACGTATATAGAGTCAGGGAATCCAAACAATTGTGGCATCCTCATAAACAATTGTTGTTGTATTAATTTTAGTTGGTTTGTTGTGGCGGTCATATGAATTAACCAGCAACAGCAGCAGCAACATTAAACAAAGGTATTTCATTTTTGTTGAGGGGGGGAGGGGTTTAATAATCCTCCCTATGGTTAGAGGGAGCAAGTTGAAAATCTGAATTATGCAATCCACCTTCAATGATTGGATTTGCGTCATAGGCATCTTTTGCCGATTTGAAACCTAGACGTTGAGCTAGACCGTAAGTATCGGAATAGCTTTTCCATTGACCGTAATTAGAATAAAGTGTTTGTAAACGTTGACGCCAACCCATCATATTGCTTTTGAGGCGACAACGATAAACACGCTTACTATTATAGCCGCGTTTCATTGTTGATTAGTTTTTAATTTCGGTGTATTCGCCCGACACAAAAAGCCTTGCTGCCTCTTGAACCCTTTGAACGTTGTCGATTGCCCAGCCAAAGTAGTCAAACAAAAAATTAAATATTGAATCCTTCGCATCCGATAACAAAGCCAGCTTCGTTGCGAATCAGATTGCCGGGGCTAACAAGGTCATGTCGATTGTATTCACGATCTTTGACCAATGCACTGACAATAAACAATTTACCTTCTTCCATTGGAGGAAGATTGATTGCGTGGCGGAGACGAGTGACATAGATGGGAATGCCGTCGATGATGCTGAATTTTTCGCGAATCACTTCGCATCGGGCAATCGCGTCTGTCTTGGGAAAGACAGTGGTTTTGCCGTCAACAATCACAACAACATCGTGTGGAGTGAGATTTACAAATTTCATGGCAGTTACGTTAATGGACAATTGCGGTGCCGTCAACGACTATTTTTACCAAACGTGGTGTTCGTAAAACGCAAGATAATTGTTGTGATGATGAGTGCCCCATTCCTGAGCATCTGCATCAAATTGATTGATTCGCTTTTGAAATGCAGCAACCTTGTCTGCGTGATATTTGAGAAAGTAAAATTCCAAATCGTGATTTTTGGCAGTTCCGAAAATCTCAACAGCGAGTGGGTTGGTGATGCGGTTGGTGATTTCAACAAGAGCTTCTTGGCCTGTGTCCCAACAAATCTTTGCTTTGAACCGTACAAGATTGGGAACATCAACTTCATGGATCTCACCATTGCCAAGATTGTTGAACTCAGTAAGCAACACTTCAAGCGTCTTCATGGCTACACCTTAATGGACAATTGTGGTGCCGTCAACAGTTTCTTTATGCACATTCCAAAGAAAACTGGCATAAGCTGCAATTAAACAAATCAATCCTGTAACGTCTGGATTTAGATACACTCCAGTGCAAAGCAAAACAAAAGTTCTCATTTTAGTTGCCACCCATCATTTGACCCACTTCCCAGCTTGTCAATTCGTTGGTTGACTGTGGGTAAGTGTAGCGATGATCCAGTCCACCGCAATCACAAAATGCGATTTTGTAGCCAGTGTCTTGAGGATAAATACAAATCAATTGATTTTTCATCGATAGACAAATACATTTTCTGGAACCAATACGACTACCACGCCAGCATGGGTAAGGTTGTGTTGACTGTAATTTTTATATAGATTAATGTCCATTTCTTCAATTTGAAGATTTTCAATACACTTGACCATTTTAATGTCAAGTGCAACTTGTGTTGCTTCTTCTATTGAATTGGCAGCAATGTAGCGTGTTCCCCACAATCCTGTATTATTTGCTATATAAACTTTCATGGCAACTTAGAAGGTGTATACGACTCCATCTCGACTGCTGGTAATGATTGCGGCAACAATAATCGATTTATTTTGTTCGATGATGTTGAGTGCCGCAGTCAATCCTTTGCGATCATGACTAAAATTCTTGAATTGAATGTTTGTTGCGGTTTCCAGTTCCAATTCGTAGCTCATGCTGCAAACACGGTAAATGGTGTATTGAGTGGAGTCAACAACAAAAATGCGAATGCCGCCGACATTTCTGCCAGCGGCATCCTTCTTTAATCAGGTGCAAGAAAAACTGAACAATAGTTAGTTCACGGCGAATCTCGGGGCATAGGTTCCTTTCTTGACCAGATAGTTAAATGTTAAAGGTTGAGGTCTAATGCCATTTATTAGGAGAATGACGAACCAATTAAAAATCAGCGCACAATGGCGTAGTAAATCACGTAGAGCCAACTGAAGATTCCGTGAACAATTGCCCACACAATACTTTTGTTGACGCTCCAACTGATACACACCGCAAGAGCATTGCCGAGACTCATTCCGTAGGTAACAGATTCTTTATTCATTGTTCTGAGAGTTTAATCGACGTTCGCAACAAGTCAAGTATCAGTATCTGATATCATTCATGTACACAACCACAGACTTCTCACCATCAGTCACAACAATCTCAACCAACGTGTTGTGGTTGTCAGTTTCAATATATTGCATGGCGTCATCACCCATCAGCAGAACGGTTTCACCCTGACGAAACAGTTGACGAATCTTGTAATCCAATTCACCGTCGCACAAAATTTTAGCGACACTCTGAAAGTGTGTCAAATTATTCAGAAGTTCGGGGCTATCCATCACAACATCAGCCCAACTCCTCAAATAGTTTTTCCACAATTCTCTGCGGGTAACGACAATAGTGTTCTTGAAAGCGGGAGTAGTAGCAAGTTCGTAGTTCATATTGTTTTAAGAGGTTATAAGAGGTTTTGCATGGCGTCAAGGGGCTTTTTGACCTAACCCCAAGGTTTTTTCCTCAATAGGCCAGTTGACCCACTGCCCGGTTGCC